ATTTTCTAATAATAATGATCCTGTAGCATCTGTGTTTTCTGATATAGTAACTGTAGGTGACAATCCTAAATAACTTGAGCCGTCTACCGTAATACCAATTCTTTCAATAACTCCGTTTGTTAAAATCGCCTGAGCAGCTGCAGTAACAGCACCACCAGGACTGGATATAGATACACTTGTTACAGACAAAATATCATTAATTGTTGGCACAGAAATTGCAGTTACTTGTCCATCTGTTAACGTTATAACCGCTGTTTCATCTGTTTTAGTTGAAGTATCTGTTGACACATAAGTTAATGTTAAAATAGGAACTGAACTATATCCACGACCTATATTATCAATATTAAATGAGGTTAATGTATTTCCAGTTACATTTGCTGATGCTACAGCATTTATTGTAGCAGAAGGACTAGATATAGTAATGGTTGGGGCTGTAATATATCCCTCTCCACCTGATATAACCGGTATCGAGGTAACTTGATCTCCTGTTACAACTGGATTTCCTAAAACAGCACCAAATGTTCCATTTTCTAAAGCAGATTGATATGCTAATCTGTCTAGTGAATAAGCAGTTTCATTATCATCAATTTGAGAATTGCCTGTATTTAATTGTTCTGAACTGTATTCCCAACGTGTTACTCTTAATTTGTAAACTGGTAATTGTCCTAATGCAAAGAAAGGTTCCTGATCTTCAACAAATTGAATTTCAAAAAAGGAATTCATTAATGGATAAAAAATAATATCACCTTCGTTTGGTCTTCCAGAAGCAATTAAGCTTGCTTTTTGACCTACTTGATATTCCCAACTTCTTTTAGACACCATAAATGTAGTGTCTTCTCTAATCTCTAATCCAAATTTAGATATTAATTCTTGTGAACCTGCAAATCCTTCAGACGTTTCAATATACATTTCAATTAACCAAGAGTCATCAAACCTAGAAGTAGTATCTTCTCCTAGTATTAAATCTCTATTGACTAGTGTACGTGGCAGGTAATAAACATCGTGGCCATATATCTTTAGGCCTTCAACAATTAAATCTTCGTATAATCTTTTTTCGTTTTGATCACCAATGCCGTTGCCACCTTGAAAGTAATGATTAACTGGCATATCATTATCCTATCATAAAAGTTGGATTCAATTCGTATGATTCTCTAATTTCTTTTTCTAGTTTATCTAAATCTGCTTGTGCTTCGCTGTAAATTTGTTGACCATTTAAAGTTACACCACCAACCATTGTAACTCCATTAAACTTAGATAGATTAGCACCCCATTGTTTTTTAAATAATTGTGTTGTATATCTCTTTAAATAGATATCATTCCATACATCTGTATATGTTGCGGGATCAAGTTTACGATATGCTTCTATAACTAACCATTCATCTGTTTGCAAATCGTTTGTCCAATCCATATCAATGTATAATCTATTTTCGTGTTGATTAAATCTTAATGGTTTTTCACCTACTAATATGTGATCTAAAAAGTCTAAGTGTCTTAATACAATATCATAATTGATTACAGACGTTGAAGAAAAATCATACAAGTCATTTAATCTTAATTGATATCTTACATCAAATAGGTTTAGATTACCTTTATCCGAAAAAGGAAAAATATTAATTACAGAAATAATACTTGAAGGCACTACAAGATAATTATTATCTTCATACCAAGTTGTAGATACAGAACTTTGAGTTGCTGTTTCACTTGAAGGATTAGTAGCCGAAAGTCTTGTTTTATCAGCAGCAGTTAACTTGTACTTTAAATATGTTCTTTTAATACCATCGTAGTGATATTGTTGAAAAAACTGTACTGCTTCATCTATTCTGTCTTCTAATTGGTCGTCATCTACGTTAATTTCAATGACTGGCTTACCTAATGCTCTTAAAGCATATTGTTTTAGTGATTCTCTTGTAGCTGGTTCTGCCATAGTATTCCTTTATAATTCTATGTATATTTATAATAGTTAACAACTAAATAATGCTATGAAAGTGTTTTTAAATGGGTTACAAAGAACAGGCACCAACTACGTCTTAAAATTGTTTAGACAAAACTTACCTAACGTAGAATTTAAAGACGACACTCATCATCCTTATTATCATAAACATAATTTATATAATTTTAAAAATCCTTTTACAGACAAATATCCAGATAAAATACTCACCATTATAAAACACCCTTATAGTTGGGTAGAAAGTATTTGTTTTCGTAATTGTGTAGATATTAAAAGATGGTTTCCTAATTATTACCTACATAATACACAAGATTACTGTGGTCCATTTCAGATCAATTTAAAAAATCTATGTAAATTATACTATGACTTTTATGATACATGGTTAAAAACACAACAAATTACTTTAATACAATATGAAAGAACATTAACTCAAAAAGATATACAAAGAGAAATATTTAAACTCTTTAACATTAAACCTAAACAAATAACATTACCTAAGACAATACCTCAATCCGATGACTTTGTGTATGAAAGAAAAGAAATCTACCGTAACTATAGAACACAACATCTAAATGATTCTCAAAAACAAATTATTAAAGAGTGTTTATCAAAAGATTTTCTTAATCGTATTAAATATAGATTATCTTAATCTTTCTTTTAACCAATCCTCTATATTAATAGTAGGATTATAACCTAATATAGTTTTTGCTTTATCTATATTTGCAAGTGTTGCTCTTGCCTCACCTTTTCTAGGCGGTATGTATGTAGTAGTATGATTATACATTTTTGCTAATTCATTAATAGAATAATTTTGCCCTCTACCAATATTAAATACAGTACCAAAATATTTTTTGTCAATTTCTTTAGTTGCAGCCAATATATTTGCTTGAACAGCATCTTCTACGTTTGTAAAATCTCTAGTTTGTTCTCCATCACCTACGATTGTAAGAGGTTCATTATTTCTCATTTGTCTTTCAAAGATACCGACAACGGTACTATATTGCCCTTTCATAGGTTGTTTATCACCATAAATATTAAAATATCTAAACACAATTGTTTCTAAATCAAATAAATTACTATACATTTTACAAAGTTTTTCACCAGTAACTTTTCCTACAGAATAAGGATTTAAACAATCATCAGGTTGATCTTCTACATTCGGTGTAGAATTTAATCCATAACCTGATGATGTAGATGAATAAACAACTCGTTTAACACCCATTTCTCTTGCGGCTTGTAGAACTGAACAAGTGCCCATAACATTTGCATATATTGATTTTAATGGATTGATGATAGACGGTTGTATTCTTGCTTCAGCGGCTAAATGAAATACTACATCTACATCTTTAAAGTGTGGTTTGATTTGCTCAAAATTTATTATATCTAAATTTAAATTTTCAGCATCATCATTGTAGTAAAATTGTTCTGCTGATTCTGCACTCTCATTATCTATTACAGTAACTTTATGATTTGTATGAATTAACTTATCCACTAAGTTTGATCCTATAAATCCAGCCCCGCCTGTTACCAATACTTTTTTCATATTTTATTCACTATTAAACTTTTAATAATTTTATTTATACATTTTGTATTCTATATTTTCATCATAATTACCATTGATTGATATCGTAAATGTAAAATTATGAGTATTTCCATTTTGTTGGTTTAAACCATATTTTCCTATATTTTCAGACCGAGTAGAAGAAGGATATAAACACATAATATTATTATTTTTAACATAATTGGTAATATTCATATCCCAAGTTCTATTCCATTTAATATTTTTTTTGAGACTATTCCATATTGTCTTATTAACTGACCATACCCATGGAGTAAACCAATTACATTCAAAAATATTTTCTTGTACACTTAAATCAAACTTATGTGAAAATGCACAAGTTATTAAATTCAAATCATATGTCTGATAAAAATATTTTAATGTGTCATTAGCAATAAGTACATCTTCTTCTATACACACAACTTGATCATAGCCTAGACTAAAAATTCTATCTATCCCATCTCTATGATTTGCACCACAACCTAAATGTGTGTCATTAATTTTTATTGTATCAGAAGTTAAAGGATAATTAATATTTTTTAAAAATTTGGTAGCAATTTTAATAACATTATTATTACGAGAATCAAAATTAAAAAACAAATCATATTTTTCTAAATATAAAGTTTTAGAAACAGAATCTAATACTTGTTGAAAATATTCAGGTCTATTATATACTATGAATACAATTGCTGATTTCACTTACGAATAATATCTTTATCTGATGAAACATAATGTTGACCACAACCTATATCTACAAATTTATATTTCATAAAATTAATTTTTAGTTTTTAAATAATTAAAATATTCTTCAGTCATGTAAAAACTATCCTCAAACCCATTTACTTTATCTTTTAGTTCTACATTAAGAAATCGTCCTTCAGTATGTCCAATAGTTTCCAAACAATTTTTATCACCATATACAGCCAATACTGTATGACTCATATCACTATAATAATAATGGTCTTCTGTACCCCATGTATTAATTTTTTTACCAGAATATTTTTTTAATATAGGAAGCATATCTTTTCTATATATATCAAGCCTAATTAAATTTGGTTGATTAGATGGATTTTTAGTAGTACAGTAATTTAAAAACTTACCTTTAACTTCTTGGTAACAATTATATTTTTCTATTCGTTGATCAAAATTTTTAAAATTAGATTGTACATTAAATCGTAAGTGATGTATATTATCATATATCATTTGTTTCATACAGGTATGTAAATTGTGTTGAATTCTATCTTTAAAAAAAATGAAGTCATGTTCTAACATAAAATTAAACATAGAATTTGAACTCTCAACAGCATCTACAAACGCATCATAGTAACTATTCATTATTTTTATATTATAAGGGTTTATATATTCTTTTATTTTTGATGTATATTCCTTTAACACTTTATTGTCATTTAAAGGATACCTGTCAATATAAACACAAGTTGGCCTAATATCAGAATATTCACTAAAAGTATTTCTAAATGAATTAAATGTTTCAAATATTGTTTGTTTTTCTCTTATAATATTAGTGAGATTAGTGAACATATATAAATTTAATGAGGGTTTCATTGTTTTACCATTACTATATCAGAATCCCAATTAGAAATAATATGAGAGGCACTAAATCCAAACTTAGAACATATCTCATCTTTTAGCCTATCTAATTCTTCATTATTTCCAAATTCTTTTACATATTCAAATATAATTCTTTCATTTACTTTCAATTTTTCAGAATCCATAAGTTCTATTAGTTGAGATAAAACAATCGCTTCATATCCCTCCACATCTATTTTTATTTGGTCAACTTCCGTTATTTTATATTTTTTAATTAATGTATTAAGTGTAATTAACTTAACTAATCTTGGTTCAGTAGTGTTTTTATGAACTATTAAATCTGGATCACATAATGAAGATGTGCCACAATGCTGAATACCATGATTTTTCATATACCTAGACATTTTACTTTGATTTGAGTAAAGTTTATAAGGTATATATTCTATAATATCACCCTCAATAACTGTATTTAAATCTTTAAATCCATCATATTCACCAACAGCCGCACATTCAACAAGCACTGTATCTGATTGAGGTAGTATCTTACAATATTCTTCTATTGGTTCAACAAGTAAACCTTTTACTTTTGTGCCAAAAAAATGATCATCAGACGATACTGAATTACAACCACATCCAATGTCTATAAATTTATATTTCATAAATTTTTAAACTCGTTTCTTAACATTTCGATTACACTTCTATCTTTAACAAAAATAGAGTCTGGTTCTTCACCATTTAAAAAAATATTTTTAACACATACGTTTTTTGATAAACTTCTTTTTCTGATAACCTGTGTAAATTCATTATTAATATGAAAAACACAATTATTATAATCAAAATCTATACAATATCCTTGTTGATATATTCTATAACTTAATTCATGGTCTTCAGCTGATTTCCAGTTTTTTAAATCTAAGTTTTTATTTTTTACTCCTCCATAATACTTTAAGGTTTCATCAAATTTAAATTTTTTAAAAAAATCTCGCTTAGTAACAAAAAATGTAGAACAAAAATATAATCTTTTATCATATTTATCGTGTTCATAATCAACCATTGTATGTATAGTATCGTTAATAATTGACCTATCCCAATACCTGCCACCATTTGGTAATAAAATTTTATTAGTTAAAAAATTCCAATCATTATTATTATTGTATTCTAAAAACTTATTTAACCAATTTTTTGGCATCAAAACATCATCATCACAATAAACCACTATTTCAGTATTACATTTTTCGATTATTTTATTTCTTAATTTACCCACAAATCCATTATTAGCTTCCTCTTTAAAATTATGCAAAAAAATGTTCTCGTCTTTTAAAAATGAAAATTTTGAAATATTTCCTCCTATATGGATATCGCATTTATAATTTGTTACATTTTGAATAGATTTGATTGTTTTTTTTGTTAAATCGTATCGCTTACCATTAGTAGCTATTGCAAAGGAAATGTTATTATATATATCTTTCATTTCTCTTAATTTTTCCTTTAACTTTTTGATTTTAATCGTCTTAATTTTTCAAGTTTATTAAAAAGTCTTTTTCGTTTTTCTTGTTTTTCTTTTTTATTGCCAAAAAGTGTGTTTTCAAGTTTAGTTAAAATGTCATCTCTGCTTTTAATTAATTCAAATCCTTTATATTGATTTTTACCTGTCCAACCTATATTATGCACAAATCTTTTTTTAATTTCTGGATGTAAAAATGTTAAAGATGGATCAGATTGAATACCACCTTTACCAAAATTCTCATTTAAATTAAAATAATCTAATTTAGATGTAATAAGAGATTTTGAAACAATAAAACCATCATAAGGTTCACTCATTTTTATAACATTATCTATTTTATAATTTTCTTTAAAGTGTTTATTAAATATCTTTGTATTAGGGTGATTGCCATCAAATATTAATATACCACTTTCCACATGATTTAAGTCCTGTGCGTGTTCTAATTGACAAGCCATAAATTTGTCTTGTAAAATGTTTTTAGGAAATTCCGTAAAATTCTCATTTTGATATACACAATCACCATCCAACCATATAAGATAATTATTGTTATGTTTGTCTAATACGTCTTGTATAACAAATCCTTTATGACTAAAACGAACACACATTGTTTTTACATAATCAGTGTGCTTGTTTTTTTCTAAGTATTCTTTTTTCCATTGTTCATGCTGAGGTATTTCTTTTTTAAAATCAACCCATTGTATATTAGAATGATTTTGTTTTGGAGTAAAACCTTCGTAGTATATTTTTGCTCTAAATTTATTATAATAATTAGCAACTTTAGTAAAACTATCTACCCATGTTTTACCATAAAGGTCATAACCATTTTTATTAAATGTTGTAAAAAATAAAATATCGTTTGATTGTTGTCTTTCTTCTATCATTAACTTTTCTCTTTTTCTCCATGATTCATAATCTTTTTGATCATCTAAACTAGCCATAGTATGTATAATATATTTATCTTGTCTGACTTTACTATCTAATATAAAATCAACTTCATCATTAGGAATATAATTTGTGCCTATGACTTTATAATAATCTCGTACAGATTGGTGTAGGCCGTGCATTCCCCACGATTGTGATTCTTTTTTATTAATATTACCTGTTTCTGATAACATACGATCAATGGCCATTTTGATAACAGGATGTTTAGGTACGGCACCAAAAAAATAATTACCTATGTTATTAATTTCTCGTATAAAAACAGCATCCACACCTGATTTGATAAAATAATTTAAATTCATTTTACAAGTGATATCTAAATCTGAATAATAACCACCATGTATATAAACAACAGCTAATCTCCAAAAATCAGCACGATTAATCGGTTGAGGAAGTTGATGATATTTTAAATGAACGTCTTGGCCAAAATGATTTAAAATAAAATCAGAACATTGCTGATCATCCATAAACTCTTTTTTAAGTTGAGGATTACTATAGTTCCAAGACTCTGATTGTTTTTTAAGTAAAGTTGGTAAAGTTTTAGTTTTCCAAGTTTGCCATAATATATTTGGTATCATATATCATACTATTTAGTCAACAATTGAAAAGTTAGTCAACAATTGAAAAGATGTCTTTTATATTTGGTGTTTCATAGATATAGACATATCCAGCACCGTTACCACCACCATTTCCACTACGTGATATTAATATTTTACCGTCTCCTATGAAAACTTTATTACCAAAATTAGTACCATTTGTTGATGTGGGTGTTATCTTTTTTAATTCGTTACCGTCAAGGTCAAAGATGTAAGCTGATTCATCATCTGACCCCACCACTATTCTACCAGAGCCTACAGCAACTGATCGGCCAAATCTATCATAAGCAACACCATCGGAGGCCGTGATCTTGGACAATTGGGTACCATCTAGGTCAAAAATGTAAGCTGAGCCTGAATCAGTACCATTGTCGTCATCATAAAGAGCCCCTACCACTATACGGCCATTACCTACAGCAACTGATTGGCCAAATTCATCACTAGAAGCACCATCTGAAGCTGTTATCTTGGCCAATTGGGTGCCATCTAGGTCAAAGATGTAGGCTGAGCCTGAAGAACCACCATTGTCGTCATCTCTCTCAGCCCCTACCACTATTCTACCGTTACCTATAGCAACTGATCGGCCAAAGTAATCATTAGCAGCACCATCTGAAGGTGTGATTTTGGCTAATTGGGTTCCATCAAGGTCAAAGATGTAGGCTGAGCCTGAATCAGTACTATTGTCGTCATCTCTATAAGCCCCCACCACTATTCTACCAGAGCCTACAGCAACTGACCAGCCAAATTGATCATCAGCAGCACCATCTGAAGCGGTGATCTTGGCCAATTGGGTACCATCAAGGTTAAAGATGTAAGCTGCGCCTGATACAGCACCAATGTCGTTATTTCCATATACAGCCCCCACCACTATTCTTCCAGAGCCTACAGCAACTGATTTGCCAAATCTATCATTAGCAGCACCATCTGAAGCGGTGATCTTGGCTAATTGAGTGCCATCTAGGTCAAAGATGTAGGCTGAGCCTGATTCATCACCATTGTCGTCATCTCCTTCAGCCCCAACCACTATTCTACTGTTACCTATAGCAACTGAAGAGCCAAAGCTATCATTATATGCAGCATCTGAGGATTGTATTACAGTTTCATTTGAAGGGGTTGTCGTTAAATCTAAAGCACCTTCTGTTGAAAATAGGCCTGTTTTATTGTCGTATTGTGAATATGTTGTTTTAAATGCCATAGTTTTATCCTGTTAATCTTGTGTATTGGCCAATTCTATTATCAGCAATTTTTTCTACATAATCGTCGTAGTATTCGTTGGTGTTGTAGATGTAGGCTGATCCTGAAGAAGAAGCATTGTCGTCATCTAAATAAGCCCCTACCACTATTCTACCGTTACCCACAGCAACTGATATGCCAAAGTTATCAAGAGCAGCACCATCTGAAGCAGTGATCTTGGCCAATTGGTTTCCGTCTAAATCAAAAATATAGGCCGAGCCTGTTCCATAACCATTGTCGGCATCTCTATTAGCCCCCACCACTATTCTACCGTTACCTATAGCAACTGAAGAGCCAAATTTATCTTCAGCAGCAGCATCTGAACGTGTGATCTTGGCCAATTGGGTACCATCTAGGTCAAAGATGTAGGCTGCGCCTGTATCGCTACCATTGTCGTCATCTCCATAAGCCCCTACCACTATTCTACCACAACCCACAGCAACTGCTGAATCGCTAAAATAATCACCAGAAGCTCCATCTGAAGCCGTGATCTTGGCCAGTTGATTTCCATCTAGGTCAAAGATATAGGCTGAACCTGAAGCACTACCATTGTCGTCATCTTGGTAAGCCCCTACCACTATTCTACCTGAACCTACAGCAACTGATTGGCCAAAGGAATCAAAAGCAGCAGCATCAGAAGCTGTGATCTTGGCCAATTGGGTTCCATCTAGGTCAAAGATGTAGGCTGAGCCTGAATTGGAACCATTGTCGTCATCTGAAGAAGCCCCTACCACTATTCTACCGTTACCTATAGCAACTGAAGAGCCAAAGGTATCATCAGCAGCACCATCGGAAGCTGTAATCTTGGTTTCATTGGTTCCATCTAGGTCGTAGATGTAGGCTGAGCCTGAACCAGAACCATTGTCGGCATCTCCCCTAGCCCCTACCACTATTCTACCGTTACCTACAGCAACTGATCGGCCAAAACGATCATCAGCAGCACCATCGGAAGCTGTTATCTTGGCTAATTGGGTGCCATCAAGGTCAAAGATGTAGGCTGAGCCTGAAGCAGATCCATTGTCGTCATCTAAATAAGCCCCTACCACTATTCTACCTGAACCTACAGCAACTGAATAGCCAAATTCATCAGCAGAAGCACCATCTGAAGGTGTGATCTTGTTTTCTGTGCTTGCAACTGTAGCGGCCTCACTATAAGCAAATGAACTATTGCTTATCTCACCTTTATCTCCAAAGACTAAATTTTGATTTGTTTTTGATCCTGAATAAAATGCCATGTGTTAAACCTCGTTGTATATTAAATCGTATGGTGTATAAACTCTTGGTGTTTCGTAGATGTAGGCTGAGCCTTGATTTTCGTTAGCACCTACGTCATCTTGGTAAGCCCCTACCACTATTCTACCGTTACCTATAGCGACTGCTGATTTGCTAAATAGATCAGCAACATCACCATCAGAAGCCGTGATCTTGGCCAATTGATTTCCATCTAGGTCAAAGACATAAGCTGAGCCTGAAGCAGAAGCATTGTCGTCATCTGCCCAAGCCCCTACCACTATTCTACCGTTACCTACAGCAACTGCTTCCCCAAATCTATCACCATCAGCACCATCGGAAGCCGTGATTTTGGCTAATTGAGTTCCATTTATGTCAAAGATGTAGGCAGCGCCTGAATTGGAACCATTGTCGTCATCATCATCAGCCCCTACCACTATTCTACCGTTACCTACAGCAACTGAATTGCCAAAAAAATTATTAGTTGGACCATCGGAAGCCGTGATCTTGGCCAATTGGGTACCATCTAGGTCAAAGATATAGGCGGTGCTATCTCCAGAAGCTCCCACCACTATTCTACCTGAACCTACAGCAACTGATCGGCCAAATAACTTACCACCAGCAGCATCGGAAGGCATGATCTTGGCTAATTGAGTACCATCTAGGTCAAAGATGTAGGCTGAGCCTGTATAAGAACCATTGTCGCTATTTTGTTCAGCACCTACCACTATTCTACCGCACCCTACAGCAACTGACCCGCCAAATCTATCTTGTGTATCCCCATCGGAAGCCGTGATCTTGGCTAATTGAGTACCATCTAGGTCAAAGATGTAGGCCGAGCCTGATTGAGAACCATTGTCGTCATCTCCATAAGCCCCTACCACTATTCGACCAGAGCCTATAGCAACTGACTCGCCAAAGAAATCATTAAGAACCCCATCGGAAGCCGTGATCTTGGTCAATTGGTTTCCATCAAGGTCAAAGATGTAGGCTGAGCCTGAAGCAGAACCATTGTCGTCATCTTGGTAAGCCCCTACCACTATTCTACCGCACCCTACAGCAACTGACCCGCCAAAGGAATCATCAGCAGCCCCATCTGAAGCCGTGATCTTGGTTTCGTTTGAAGGGAGTGTTGTAACATCACCTGAACCCCATAGATAAGGTTCACCGTACTTTGTTGTATGGTTTTTGTTGTAAGTTGATATTTTAAAGGCCATTGACCTGACCTCCTATTTCTTTAAATCTTCTATCTTCTGGTTCAACTCTTTGATAGCCTCAACTAATAACGCAGCCACATTACCATAAGATACGGATTTGATGCCGTTAGAGTCTGTTGACACAACTTGAGGTAAATGTTGTTCAATTTCTTGTGCAATAAAACCAACTTTTTCTTTTTGAGTTTCATCGGATTTCATTGTAAACATTTTACCAGAAAGTTTTGTTACGATATCTAACGCACCTTCGATTGATTTAATGTTATCTTTTAGTGTTTCATCTGAAGTAGATGTAATGTCGCCTGATACGACTAAATTTCCTGTAATGATATTATCACCAGCCTCATTAGTTTCTAAACCACCAAGTGAAGCCCAACCTTCTGCATTGTAACCTTCAAATCGGCCTTCGTCTTTGTTGTAACGTATAATACCTTCAGCACCTGTTGTAAGTGGAGTTGTTGTGGTTGATGATGATGTAGTTGTATTAATGGTTGACGTAAATTCAGCAATCAGAGCGCTGTTGGCTATGTTAGAATCATCACTTGGTTCAAGTGATGTAAATGTACCACTTGATTTTTTCCATTGAACAGTTCTGCCGCTTGAGTGAATGTATATTTGAGCATCTACGTCAGTGCCATTAAATGTAAAAACTGTAGTGTCATCACCATTTGAGTCAACAGCGGTAAAAGAACCAATATCAGTTTGATTTAAAAGTGCTAAAAAATTATTTGCGCCGTTCGAGTTTTGGAAGTTAAAATAATGATAATTACCTTCAACTGGCCCCCCAAAATCTGTTGTACCATCGTAATATTTTACAGTATTTGCTGATATCTGAGAAAATGCATCACCATCAGACACGTTAACGGTTATTGTATTAGTTGTTGTAGTTTCTACAACTGGAACACCAATCCAATCACCTTCTCTTACATCTAAGTTACTACTATTGATTTCAACAACACCTTTATCTCCAAGATATTGAAGAGCAGTTGAAGCATCAGCAGTAATTGTGTTTTCTGAAAGTAATAAACTATCTACTAAAAGTGAACCTACTGTTACATCTGAATTAATTGAAAGTGTACCAGATGAATTTGTAAGAGCAATTGTATCTAAATTAATACTGTTTGTAAAGAAACCATCGTACCATTTGTATGTTGAAGAACCAATATCGTAAACTTCGTCAAATGACGGTAATATGTCTTCAGAAACAGCAGAAAGATCGGCAGATCCACCACCACCACCTGAAATCGTAATAGTTTTTGTTGAACCTGTACCTGAAGCAGTAACTCCAGAACCTACAAAGTTTAAAGTTGTAGCAGCCGTAGATAAAGTAGATCCTTCATCTTGGATTGTTAATGCACTACCACTTGCTGTTGAAGCAATTGTAATTGTATCTCCTGATGGAGTAATTGTAATATTTGAACCAGCAGCCAACGTTACGTCATCTGTAGAAGCATCTGATCCTGTTAATCTTATAATGGCATCATCACCTGAATCTACAGCAGAAACAGTATAAGTTGTGTTAGTGTCAGCAGCTGCAGCTGTTCCCCACTCAACACCTGTACCTGTAGATTTTAAAACTTGGCCTGCAGTACCAACACCGCCGCCAGCAGTTAAAGTACCTGTTAAAGTAGCGTCATCTAAAGTTTTATTTGTTAATGTTTGAGATCCAGATAAAGTTACAACACTACTTGTATTAGATAAATCTGTATAAGAACCACTTGTTGCAACAGTAGATAATCCTAAATTTGTAATCGCATTTGATTTTTGAGTAGATGTTAATCCTTGAGCATTTGTATCAATTCTTAATCTGTTAGATAATGCAGTTGTAGTTGTTGAAGCATAATTAGCATCATCACCTAAAGCAGCAGCTAATTCGTTTAAAGTATCTAAAGCACCTGGTGCTGAGTCAATTACATTTGCAACTGCTGTATCAACATAGTTTTCTGTAGCTAAATTTCCTGTACCACCTGAAATTGTTGAACCAGATGGAAGAACAATTGAACTACCTGAAGCAGTAATAGTAGCATCTCCTAAATTAATAGAAGTACCACTTAAATATATATCTCTAAATTTAAATGATGAACTACCTAGATCGTAAGTTACATCTGTATCTGGTAATATATGGCCAGAAACAGTTGTTGTTCCTGAAATATTTAAATTATCATCAATAGTAACTGTACCGCCAGCTGAATCTATTGTAAGATTTCCTGAAGACGTATCAATTTCATTGTCTCCTGTTATACCTAATTGAATATTTTTTTGTAGATTACCAACTAACGAACCACCTGCTGTACTTCCATCATGTAATCTTACGGTGCTAAGAGTTGTATCTACAGTTATCTCACCAACTGAACCTGTATAGGCATCATTTTCAGCAGTGGAACCTCTTCTTAATTGTAATATTGTTGGCATTTATCTAACCTCTCTAAACTTTTTTTTAACAAATAACTCTAACACTATTTATAATAAAAAATTGTTTAACTCCTTTTATTTTTTATGCAACCGTTCCTAAATCTACGGTATCTGTAAAAGTTCCAAGATTTATAACATAATAGTTTTTACTGTTGCAATCTGTTATTGTGTTGTATAATGAAATATTAAAGGCGTCTGTAGGAGAATTATTAACTTCAGTTTCTCCACCGCCCATATCATAATAAATAGTACCTCTTTTATCAGTGCTTGTTAAATATAATTCTTGTTTTATAATATCACCAGCGTTTGTGTTATTTCCTATATAAGCCATTTATTGTTCCTATGTTGAAATATCATCTACTGTACTTACAATGACATCAAGTGAACTAGCTGTATTAGAAACGACTTTTAAAACGTCTCCATTTTTTACTACGTATTTAGCTCCACCATCTATTACTTGTAAAGCACCTCCATTTTGAATTGGTGCACCTTTAACAAGGTACACGTCATTTGAAGAATCAGCATCATTTAATATTACATCAACTTTTATTTCAGTTGTTGTAGTATTAGCGCATCCTATACCAATTATTGTGTCGTAACTGTCAGCCGTAAATACTGTTTCAGCTGAAGTTCCAACATTTCTTGCTGTATATCTTCTAAAATTTTGTGCCATATTTTCTTTCTCTTTTATTTATAATGCAATCGCCATTGCAATAGCAAATCCCGTTGACGCTTTGTTGTCTAATTGTGTTTGTAAATTACTTGTTACTCCATTTAAATACTGAAATTCTGTATTTGAAACTGATCCATCTGCTATTTGAGTTGCATCTAGTGCTGAAATACCCGATTGTACATAAGAGGTAATTTGACTTGCTTCTATATATTTTTCAACACCGCCATCTGAAATAGCAAACTTATCTGTATCAGCAATTGTGATACTAGAACCATCAGTCATGCCATCAATATTTAAAATAGCCTCGACTTCACCCCACTCTAATGCTGTAGCACCAGAGTTTACTTTTAATATTTGTCCAGCAGTACCAAGTGTATTAAGACCTGTACCACCATCAGCATAACCAATTGTATCTGATGTTGTAAATTCAGCAAGGCCTGTGGGATCACCACTGCCGTTAAATATTCCTTTTATAGGTACTTGATCTGCCATATTATGCTAACACCAAAGTTGTTTTTGATGTTCCTCCTCTTGTTGTAAATGGTATATAAAGACTTGTAACAGCTGTACCTAATGTGGATCCTGTTGTACTAGGATCTATATAGGTAGATGTTCCATTTCTTTTTACAAATGTTATACCACTTGATGTGCCAACGGTTAACGTATCAGTTGATGCATCAGTTGTAACAACATTTAATCCGCCACCAACAACTGTTAATGTATCTGTACTTGAGTCTGCTGAAATATCAGATTGACCAGATACAGATATAGTTGTAAAAGAATTACCACTACTACCACCACCACTACCACCACCAATTTCCTTTATGGTGCCATTATCATTAATATAAAATTTTTGTGCCGAGGTATCAATTGCAACCTCACCATTTACGATATTACTCGTAGTTGGAGTGGCAGTACCTCGTTTTAATTTTATAACAGTCGCCATATTTTTTTCTATTTATTTACGATTTAACTATACGTTCCGCCGTCAATACTTGTAACTGTAACAGTACCACTTGTAACTGTAAAGTTATCTGAACTAAATGAAGCAACACCTTTATTTGATGTTGTTGCCAATTCAGCAGCAATCGTTAAAGTGTTTGCTAATATGCTTGTGTCAATACCTTCACCGTCTGTTATAGTTAGTGTTTCTCCTAATGCTATTGCATCTGTAGAAGAGTCTCCACCAGCAATTGTAAATGTAGAATTAGCAAGTTTTGCATTTGTAACATCACCATCTGTAATTTTTGCAGTTGTTACTGAATTTGATGCTAATTCATTATCTGTAATTCCACCTGACTTAACTTGTAAAGCATTTGAACTAATTTCAATTGTTGAGTCATCAACGTTAGCAGAAAATTCTGTACCAGTTAATGTTAATGCACCAGCAGAAGCAGCACTATAAACTGCTGTTTCAGCAATTTGTGAAAATGTAATATTTGTAGTACCAAAAGTAATAGTACCTTCAGTATTCATTACATATAATTCACCAGCACCTGTATCTCCTTCTTTAACGAAGAAAGCATCACCTTGACCAAGTGCGTCTGGATCAGAAACACCATAACTATCAGTATCAGTTGCTCTTGTTAATTCCCAATTTGTTGCACCACTACCTACATCTGATACGTAGTAAATACCGTTATGAGCAGCGTTAGTTTGATTGTAAACTAAAACTCTATCATTTAAACTTAAAGTAACACCGTCAATACTAAGTGCAGCCTGTGTGCCAGCGTTTGTTAACGTTGCACCTACACCTGAAGTACCGTTATTATAAGTTGCGTTTAAGTTTGAAGGAGCTTCAACTCTTACTGGATCATGGTAATGAATACCAGCAGCAGCAATTGTATCAACGTATGCTTTTGTAGCAGCGTCTGTTCCATCTGTAGGAGTTCCTAGTGATGTAATTTTTGCACTATTAACATCTACAGTACCAGCACCATTTGGACTTAATGAAATATTACCATCAGTATTAGTTGCGGTAATATCGTTACCGTTAATATTAATATTATCTACTTGTAATTCAGTAACAGCACTTGTAGCACCTATAGAACCACCATTAATTGTAGCACCATCAATAGTACCGCCATTAATATCTGGAGATGTTAAAACTTTATTTGATAAAGTTTGTGAATCAGTTAATGTAGCAACTGAAGAATCAATATTGATTGTTAGTGTTTGTCCTGAACCCGCAGTATCAATTCCAGTTCCACCTGCAATAGTTAATGCCTGTGAATCTAAATCAACAGTAAGAGCACCGCCTGTATCACCTTGAAAGTCTAAGACTTGTGCTGTAACCGAGTTATCAACATAATCTTTAACAGCAGCAGAAGTAGGAATAGTTGTATCGTTATCGTTTGAACCAATTCCTTCAGACTCTATTACAATAGCTGAACCAGCAAAATCAGCAACTTCAATATTTGATATTGAGTTACCAGTACCGTTAGCGTCAAAAGTTTTGTTTGTTAATGTATCTGTACTTGAAGCTGTTATGTAAGAACCTAAATCAGAAATTTGTGATTCAGTAATACTTAATGCAGCCTCGTGTTGTGTTACACTTGATTCTGTAATGTTAGCATCGGGTACGTTTGCCCAAGTAACAGAAGCAGTTAAATCATTTGTTTCTGATGTTAGGTATGATTGTAAATCAGATATATCTGCCTCAACAATTGTTATCGTGTTGTTTGCGGTATCAATTGTTTTGTTTGTTAAAATGTGAGTTGATGAAGCTGTTAATACGTCAGCGTGTGTACTAATTGTAATTGTATCACCCGAAACTGAAGTATCAATGTTTGTACCACCAGTAAATGTTAATGTATCTGTTCCTAATGCAACACCATCGTCTGTACCACTATCAGCAGCAATATCTAAAGTTGTTGATATTGTAGCCGTACCAGCCGCTGTTAAACGACCTTGTTGATCAACAGTAAATGTTGGAATTGCAGTTGAAGAACCATAACTACCTGGAGTTACAGCAGTATCATCTAAGTCTATTTTAATTTCGTTATCTGTATCAATAGATGTAGTAATTCCTGTATCACCAGTAAACGTTAAAGTTTGACCAGTAGTAAATGTGTCAGTACCACTATCACCAGCAATTGTAAATGAACCAGATGGTACAGCAGCAAAACTTAAATTACCTGAACCGTCAACTGTTAAGAATTGTCCATTACTAAAACTTCCTGGTAGTGTGTAAGTGATATCTGAAGTAACACTATTAGGTGCTTTTAAGGCAACGAAATGAGCACCGTTATTAGTTCCTTCATTAAATTTAATTGTACCACCAATAGTTGTAGAGTTACCAATATTTAATGTGCTAATTGCACTATTTGAATCTGTAGATAAAAGTTTTGATGCTTCTAACGTACCAAAAGTTGTTGGATATTTTGATGTAAAATATTTACCACCAATTACTTCTATATTAGCGGCTACGCCGTTAGTTTCTGTACCTGTTCCTATATAAAGACGATCACCACCCGTACCATTATAATATGAATAGGCCAGTTCACCTTGTGCTAGTTCTGAAGGTGAACCAACTACACCTGAACGTTTAATTTGTAATATTGTTGCCATTTTTTTTCTCTCCTAAAAGTTACCACCGTTTAATTTTAGTGTACCTCTCTCTGTTTTAATATTTGTTCTAGTTATAAATTTATCACTCGTAGCATCATATTGAAGAATAGAACCATCTTCTAATGTTGTTGCATTAACATCAGTTAAACTTGTTAATTTTGATTTTTGGCTTGCACTAGGAACAGTAACGGATACTTTTTGAGTACCTGGTGAATTGATTCTAGCTGTAACTGCCATTTGTAGTTCTCTCTTTTATAATATTATTGTGTACTACTCACAATATTTATGTAATATTTATAATAAAATATTACTTAATAATTAAATAGTTACATTTGGACTGACAGTTATAATTCCTTGTATTACTCGAATTACAGAATTATCAGATGCTTTCAATAACTCAACATCATAAACGTATCTAGCAGGTGCTTCTAAATTACTTGTTTCAGTTGGAGATAAAGATAATGTGATTATACCTGTGGTAGGATCACCATTAATTGAGGTATTTATTGTTGTTCTTGTTCTGGTCGAGGCATAACCTAATGCCATTTTAGCAGAAGCACTATATCCTGTTAAGTCAAATGCACTTCCATCTGTATCTTTAACAGTTACGTCTGAAGTAAATGTAGCACCTTGTTCAATGATTAGGTTAGCCGTCGCAGCCATTTAATTTTTTATTCCTCTTTTTCTTCAACAATCTCTTTAGGTTCTTGTTCTTTAACTAATTTCTCTATCTTTTTGTTATAAAAGTCTGTCAAAACATCAATTTTTTCTAATTCTACTTGATGTCTTGCTTTAGAGTTTAAAATTTCCTGTCTTGCAATTATTGTGTTTTTCAAATCAGGACTCAAACTTTGTTCATCATATTGTTTTCCATTTATGGTTATTGACATAATATCTCCTTTGTGTTATAATACTAATATTATTTATATCACTTATTTATACTGTTATAAATATAAAAAAATTGATGTTATTATGAAATTTGAATTATTAAATAATTGGGCAGTAGAAGTCAAAGATATTGATCTAAAAACATTAACAGAAAATCAAGCACATCAAATAGCTAAAATGATCATATCAAATATGGTCGTAGTTATTAAAAATCAAAAATTAACACCAGATGACGAGATTAACTTTTGTTCTAAAATAGGCCATTATCAATCCACAGACAATGAACGGGCAAAACACATTAATGTTAGAGATGGTGTTTTAAGAGTTACAGGTAAAAAAAATCAACACGGCGAAGAAGGTCTATTTGGACACACAAGTGCATTAGACTGGCACGCTAATCAAGCAAGTAATAGACAAAGAAAACCTCTTATTTGGTTATATGCAAAAGAAGGTACTGAAGGAAGTAAAACAAGTTGGATAAGTATGATTGAAGCATATAATAATATGTCAGATACTCTAAAAGAAAAAATTAAAGATATTCAAATTACACTTGGTTATAAAGTAGGTAGTTACAGTCACAGTAAATTTTTCAAAGAACATCATCATACTGATGTACCATTTAATCTTGTTCATACAAATGATGGCGGTAAAACTGGATTATATTTTCCATTTTTGCAAATATTTGGTATGGTAGGAAAAACAGAAAAAGAATTTGAATCTCTAATGTCTGAATTAAAAGAATTTGTTTTAGAAGATCGTTTTAGATATGATCATTTATGGAATGATGGTGATGTTGTATTAAGTGAACAATGGTTAAGTATTCATAAAAGATGGCACTTTGAAGAAATGGATAAAAGAGTTTTACATAGAATTGCTTTTGATTATGAAAAATTATTTTGAAATACCTGAACTCACCTTTAATCAAAAACAACTTCAATCTGTTTTTGAAAATAATCAGAATGGGTGGGCTGTATATGGAACACATAAAGACAAATCATTACATACTCAATACGTTTCACTAGATAATGATGTTATTAAAAATATAATAAAACAATTTAAAGATCAATCTATTATTGAAAATATAAAATTTTTTAAAACGTTATCAAATGGTGAAGTTACTCCACACACAGACAAAAGAAATGTGGCAATTAACATACCTGTAATTGTTGATGATAATAGTTACACTTCTTTTTATAAACAAAAAGATGAATTTGAAACACCTACTATAACAGTGGGAAATAAAACGCAAAATGTTAATGCAAAAAAGTTTATTAAAGGAGAAATTTTAGAAACAGTTTATTTAAAACAGGCCATATGTCTTAATACATCAATGCCTCATGGTGTTACAAATAAAGGAAATAAAGATAGAATTATTTTAAGTATATCATTTAAAGATG